GNNNNTTGTGTTCCATAGCTAGAAGATTGATATGCTTCTCCCTCTGGGTTTAATTGGTCTGATACTGCTAATAAATTCCAATGTACGTTATAAACGACATCAGCGTAAGCTCCATCTTGTGGGTAAGCATCGNNANNGNTGNTTGTGTTCCATAGCTAGAAGATTGATATGCTTCTCCCTCTGGGTTTAATTGGTCTGATACTGCTAATAAATTCCAATGTACGTTATAAACGACATCAGCGTAAGCTCCATCTTGTGGGTAAGCATCTACTACTTTGCAATTCCATGAGTAATTAATCATAATTTTTATTTTTATTTATTTATTGTTATTTATTTTTTTTCGCATTGACATTCTAATGCTTCTAATTTTGCAGATAGTTCTTGTATTGACTTAACTAATAAAGGAACTATTTTAGAGTAATCTACTGATTGCATTTCTTCAGCATCTTTTTCTCCAGATACTGCTTGTGGTAATACTTCTTGTAACTGATGAGCCATTACACCATAAGACCTAGACTTATCTGCTTTCCATTTGTAATCATAAACAGGTATTTTAGAAACTAAATCTAAACCTTTAAAGTCTTGTAAGTCTTCTTTTAATCTATAATCTGAAGAAGTGTTATATGAAGTTGCAGAGCCAGTTACTGATATAGTACCAACAACAGTATTATTTTGTCTAAAAACTTGTATTTCTCCATCATTTGTAAGTCTATTTAAAACTAACGAACTACTTCCATCTGTTGTAAATATGCATTGACCATTTTGTCTTAATTCAGCTCCTTCAGTACTAAAACTTATTAATGTTTTACCTACTAAAAAATTACCAGCCGAAGTTAGTCGCATTCTTTCTGAATTACTAGTTGCAAAAGTTAAGTTTCCTGATTCTCTATTATTTATATTAAAATCATTTCCATTTGACACTAAAGCTGTTCCATCTGCTGCACCACTTCCAGTTGTATTATTTGTAAACTTTAATTCTGAACTAGTTGTTGCGTTTATATGTAATCCAGTTCCTCCTGATTGTAATGCTGGATTCGAAGTACCTATGCCCAAATTCCCTGAAGAATTTAGCCTCATTTTTTCAGAGCCATTAACATTTGTTGCTAAATAATTGCTTGAATGATTATATATAAAACCACCTACATTATAAGATGCTGTATCAGAAAAATATAAATTAGAAAATCCAGACGCTCCTCCTAATATTTGCATTTGTGCAGTAGAACCAGCAGCCGGACTGTCTTGCACCATTAAATCAGTATCTCCTTGTGCAGAAGTAGAACCTCCCTTAATAACCTCTGCTTTTCCTGTTACTGATATACCTGTACTTGTAGTTCTTAACTTTTCATTATTAGTATGAAATAATCTTGCTACATTAGATACACCACTAAAATATTTGTTTCCTGAACCTGTTTCTATTGTTACATTTGCTCCCTGTATTCTTAAATCTCCAGTTCCTACATCTTTTACAAAACTATTACTTCCATCGTGAAAGATTTCTAGTCCATCTCCTGAAGTTCCATAGATAGATTTTACATTGTCATTGTGAGTAGTATTACCTACCATTAAACCACCAGCTAGTGGTAAAAACGGTCCGCCAGACCCACTAATTAAGTTTGCTGGTGTTATTTGAACATTCTCTGCTCCATTATACCCTACAATGTGAGATACATCACTAGTGCTAGTTTTTAGTACAAATTCGCTAAATTTTTTATTTGCCATTATATTTTTTTTATTGTGTTTCTGTTATTAAAAATTCGTTGTTAGCTTCTGTTAGTAGGAAATCTCCATTCTCTGCTATAATTTCAAAGAATGGTGTTGGTGTACAATCTACATAAGGCTTATATACTAAACCCCAGTTTACTGTATTATCACAAACGCCATCACCCCACCAAGTTTCACCAGTAGGCTTTATATAGTAACTTCCAAACATTTATTTATTTTTTTTGTTTTGTAATTTATCATTACGTTCCAAGTGTTGTTTTGTGTCCACATATTTTAAATATTTCTTTAATTTTAAAACATTAGCTAATTTTTGTTTATATCTTATAATACCCATCCACCGAAATCTGCGTTAGCTGTATCTGGGTATGTATCATCTTCAGTATTTGCATTATACTCAGGATATGTGTTTTGATTATATACCATAAAATCTATAAAATTATTAGTGTAAAATTGTGCTATATCTCTGTATTTTTCTACTAAATAATCCACTTCTTCTTTATCTACTGTAACACTACTTTCACTTGTGTGTTTATATACCCCTCCATTGGCAACTGTATAAGCAGCAAATGGCATGTAACAAACTAATGCCCAGTATATAGTCATTGGTTTTACATAGGTTTCTAAAAGCGTTTTATAAGCTAAATTCCCTGGGTCGTTTATTGTTCCAAGAAGTATTAAATTCTGTATTTTTTCCAATAGCTTAGTTCCTAGATAGTTTTGCACTTCTGTATCCTGAGCTATTTCAACCATATATATAAACTTATCTGGGTCAACATTTCCAGAAAGTACAGAATATCTCTTTATATCCTTTGTTGTTATAAATAATGCTTTTGCCATATTATCTTCCTTGTGGGTTTCCTGGTAAAAATCCTTTATTTGGTAGGTTTCTTGGTTGTACTGAAACCTGATAAGGATTGGTTACTCTATATCCTAAAATAGCAGCTTGTCTTGTGCCTATTATATCTTGAGATGTTTTTAAATCAATTTTAGCTTCTTTGCTTCTATAAGTTACTCTTTTCCATGAATGATGACAATTGCCACCACCTTTGTATAACCATATCGAATATGTTGCAGCTCCTTTAGGGCCCCAACCAGCATTTACAGCTTTACTACCCATCGCTATTATATCTTCTTTACGATATAATTTTTTAGCTCTTGTCATTGCTACACAAAAATCTCTAGGATTATCTCCTGTTCGTTCTGGCGAATATTTATACCTTACTTTAAAATAATTTTCTACACCATTTACTTCTACTTTTTCATCTTGTGCACTTTTTGAGTTAGGTCTTGCAATACCTGTACTAACAAATTTCCAAATTTTACCTAATGTTGAAAGTTTTTCTTCACTTTGTAAATTAAGTTCGTTTATTATTTCAGTTAATTTATCATCGTTTTCATAATCTACATCCTGTTCATCAATTGCTTCCCATACATCTTCATCAATATCTTCTCCTAAACTTATAAAATGTTCTAAATCTTTACTTAATTCTTGAGATAAAGGAACACAATTAGGTACTTTTTTACCATTTTTCATTTTAGTTCCTATTTGCTCATAACCATCCCAACAAGGAGCTTTTAATTCTGTGTGATTTTCGCAAGGCATATAATAAACAACACCCTCTACCTCATGTTCGTGATAACCACCACATCCTTTTTCTTCTGCAACTTTAATAGCTTCTTCTTTTGTATTATAAGCCTCTTTGCCATCTATTTTTTTAAGGCTCATTTCGTAACCTGTTTCTTCTTCTATTACTTCTTTAGTTTCTAATATATCAATATCGCTAAACTCAATAGGTTTAAGAGTTTTGAAATATAAATCTAAGGCAATATCATTAACTGATAAAATTGCATCTAAACAATCAATTACTTGGTCTTGGAAACATTGTATTACAATATTATCAAATAATTGAGTTGCTGTTTTAATTTCCTCTGCATTATTGCCCATACCATCGTTACCTTCACGAATACCAAGAAGCATCGGAGAAGTAACCCTATGACCAACGATTAGTTTTTTAAAGCACTCATCAGCTAAATACTCATAATGTCGAGGTGCATCGTTTAAAGGAATGTCATCTATTGTAGTTTTGGATTCAGAATTGTTATTAAATGCAACAATTACTTTTTCTCCTCTACTTCCTGTTAGTTTATTTAATACATCACTTTTTATAGATTGCATTTTGTCAGGGTCAGGCACTCCATTGTTAAAATTAACCACTTTTGTGCCACTAAAACCATTTATACAATCATTTATAAGGTAATCGCTTATTTCGTCCTCTAACACAGCGTAAGGCATTGCAGAAGACCAATCTGGACTACTATAATAGTATTTTCCAGCTTCATAAGGCTTTAATACATACATTTCTACTCCATTTGCTTGTCCAAATCCAAATGCTGGTATTCTTTCTGGTCTTTCACTTGGCATTAAATTATCCCAATGATTT